ATATGAAAAACAAAAGAAAAGTTAAAAAATCAACTCGTTACACGATGTCACGCGGAGGAATCCGACTTTAACAAATTAAACTAAAAAACATGGACAATCTCTTTAATTCAATCGAGGTCAACAGACCACCGTCGAACACATTCGACCTAACACACGACGTCAAAATGACCGGCGCAATGGGGCATTTAATGCCTTGCTGTATCGCAGAATGCGTACCAGGCGATTCATGGGATATTTCAGGCGATACCTATATAAGGTTTGCACCCCTTGTCGCACCAATCATGCATACAATTGATGTATCAATTCATTACTTTTATGTACCCAATAGAATTCTATGGGACAATTGGGAAAAATTTATTGTAAACGAACCAACAGCCGGATTACCACAATTCCAATGGGACGGCACACTTACAGCCACCCAAAAAAAATTAGGAGATTATCTCTCCGTACCTCCCTGCCCAGTAGGGTCGAACGCACAAAATATTAATGCGTTACCATTCGCGGCTTATCAAGCCATTTATAATGAGTATTACCGCGATGAAAATTTAATCGCTCCTGTCGATTATCAACTCGCCGATGGTTTAAATCCAATCGGAACTTTTGGGGAACTCCGAAATCGTGCCTACGAACATGACTATTTTACAGCATGTCTTCCTTTTGCACAAAAAGGCGCAGCAGTAGATCTACCATTAGGCGACGTAACACTGAAGGATAACTGGTATGCAGGTGGTGAACCCAAATATCCGAATTTTCAAGACGGATTTGGTGTTATACCTTCTGCTACTTTGGGTAGTACTGGAACTCCATTTACTCCTCAAATTAATGCCGGAGGTAGTTTGCCGTTGGCATACGACCCTGACGGTTCATTAACAGTATCACCAACAACAATTAACGATTTAAGACGCGCAATGCGTCTCCAAGAATTCCTGGAAAAAAACGCTAGAGGCGGTACGCGTTATATTGAAAACATAAAAATGCACTTCGGCGTTCAATCGTCCGATGCACGTTTACAACGTCCGGAATATATTACTGGAACAAAAGCGCCCGTAACTGTTACCGAAATAACTAACACAACAGAGCAAGCCTCTGGAGGAGTTGACATTCAAGGAAACCCATCAGGAAAAGCAACATCTTTGCAAGCTGGTAATTACGGGAAATACTCTGTTGAAGAGCATGGTTATATTATTGGCATTATGTCAATTATGCCAAAGCCTGCCTATCAACAAGGTATACCAAAAAACTTCTTAAAGACAGATGTTCTCGATTTCTATTGGCCTTCATTTGCCAACATCGGAGAACAAGAAGTAACGCAAAATGAAATTTATGCATACACAAACACACCAAACGAAGTATTTGGATATATTCCACGTTATGCGGAATACAAATATCTTCAAAATCGGGTAGCCGGATTATTCCGGACTTCACTTGACTTCTGGCACTTAGGGCGAATTTTCGCCACGCCACCTGCACTATCTCAGGAATTTATTGAAGTATCACCCGGTAACAATACACGAGTCTTCTTTGACGAGGATGACGTGGACAATATTTATATCCACGTACTTAACAAAATGAGCGCACGTAGACCAATGCCAGTCTTTGGAACTCCAATGCTGTAAATATGTGTTTGGCACCGCTCACACTTAAAAAACAGATAATAGGCTGGTCTCCGGACCAGCTTAAAATCTTAAAACAATCAGGCATAGAAAGCAAACCCCCGACCGTTCCCTGCGGTCGCTGTAACGAGTGCAAAGCACGACGTATTTCGGGTTGGTCCTTTCGCCTACAGAAAGAATTACTTGTTAGTAATTCAGCGTTATTCGTAACGCTTACTTACGACAAAGCCCCGTTAACAACAAAAAATTTCATGAATTTAGAAAAAGTTCATTTACAAAATTTCTTTCGTTATCTCCGAAGGGACGGGCAAAAAATAAAATACTACGCTTGCGGTGAATATGGAACCGCAACGATGCGCCCACATTATCACATTATACTCTTTAATACAACACCGGAAATGGTAGAAAAACACTGGTCCCATGGACATGTCCATTTCGGCACCGTTACTGGCGCATCTATAGGTTATTGCCTTAAATACATGGCAAAACCTTCTAAAATACCATTACATCATAATGACGATAGGACGAAGGAATTCGCCCTTATGTCAAAAAAACTCGGCGCAAACTATTTAACACCAGCCATGAAAGCATGGCATCTCGCCGATTTAAAAAATCGTTGCTACGCAACTATTAACGAAATTAAAATCTCCCTGCCGCGCTATTATAAAGACAAAATTTATTCATTACTTGAAAAACAAATTATTGCCAGACACATGGAAAATAGCGCAAATCTCGAATTTGTGGATAAATCGTTAATAACTAAAAAACAAATGTTCGGAAAACAAGATTTAATTCGAATCTTCAAAGGAAAACAAAGACAATCACGCTTAAGCGAAAAACTATGAAAGACAAATCCTACACTGGCGCAAAAGGTCAAACCTTTACACAGCCATCACTGACGGTCCCAGATCAAACAATGTCAATCCGCACCATAATGGAACGTTATGCTCGCGGTTTACCTATTGACGGGCAAAAAACACCAATTTATGACACAGAAAATCTTTCTACGGGGTTAGATCCTCGCAAACTTGATTTGGTCGATATCCAAGAAATGGGAATCGAACACAAAAAAACTTTGAAAGAACATAAGGAACGCTTGACTAAAGCGGAATCTAAAAAACAAAAGGACGAGTTTGAAAAACTAGTCCAAAAGCGCATCGAAGAGGCGCAAAGCAATAATAACACTTGATATATTATTGCTAATTGGTACTAAACAATTAACTAAACACTAAAAAACTACAAAAATGCCCATACCCTTAGCATTAGCAATCCCTGCCGGAGTGGCTTTAGCCTCCAAAGGTATAGATGCACTACAAACGCGAAACTTAAATAAAAAAAATCGCGAATTTGCCGTTCAACAAGCGGACAAAGCAAGACAACAAGCATTAGACGATTTTAATGCAACAAATGCATTCAATGCTCCATCAGCACAAAAACAGCGTTTAATAAATGCGGGTTTAAATCCCGCCATGATGTATGGGGGCGGACCGGCACAAACACCAAGTACAGTAGTACGAGGAACTGCACCGGCACAAAATACGCAAACAGCCATTGACATGGGTGTATCAAACATATTGCCTATGTTATCTCAAATAAAATTAATTCAGGCACAAGCTGAAGGTATTCAGTTGGATAACGCAGCGAAAGCTCGTGACTTGGCAAATAGAGCGGAAGCGCAAGACCAAGTTGGAAATCCTGAAATTATAAAATCACAATTAGTTCAAATGGAACTAAATAAAGCAGTCAGGGAATTACAAATTCAAAAGGAAACTACTGACGCACAAATAAAAATTAAACTAAATGAAGCATTAACGGGAGCACTTCAAGCGAGCGAGTTACAATTTCGCAACGAAAATTTGCTTCCATTAGAAAAACAAAAAGCAGAGCAAGACCTTGAAATGCTAAAAATAGCTATTCAACAAGGTCAATCAACGGCGACAATCGCAAGAATGAATGCTGAACTAGCACAACAAGGTATTTATCCGACTGACCCAGTGTATCTGCGTCAGGCTATATTACTACTAAATAAATACATGAAATAAACGTCCAATTAAAAGTAAAAATTAGGGTCAGGTCCCCTGATCCTAATATTTTACGCCAGCCTACGGCAACTACACCAAAAAAAAAAAAACATATGGAAAACCAACCAACAATTAACAACGAATTATGGCAACAAGCCAATGAGTTACAAAACGAACCAACAGAATTAACCACAGAACAATTACAACGCATATGCGTAGTAATACTAAAAAATGACTTCTGTGCATCATTTGCTCAAATCGCTGACGTCCTAAACATAAAACAGACAAAAGCAAAAGAGCTATATATGCACTTAATCAGAAAACTGGAGAACCACGAACTCCAAGAAAAAACACAATCAAATTAATTCTACATATGAAAAACAAAAGAAAAGTTAAAAAATCAACTCGTTACACGATGTCACGCGGAGGAATCCGACTTTAACAAATTAAACTAAAAAACATGGACAATCTCTTTAATTCAATCGAGGTCAA